GCCCCCGTTAGGGGGCCTCACTGAACCCGATTGGAGGAATCTCTTGTACACCACTCATCAGCGGTTTGGACAACGCCAGTATTTTTCTGGCGGCTTTGGCTCGCGCCATTGGTCCACACCTCAGCTGATTGAAGGTGTCTACTCTTGGAGGACGGGAAAGAACGCGAGTTCTGACCCCCCTGTTTCCCCACAGCTTCGCCATGGTGGAAACGGTGGTTTGTTTGGCGTTCGCACGCCAACGACCAGGGGACCTCTTCTGGATCGCCTTGCTGACCGCAAGCGCTATCTAGAGGAAGTGTCGAGATCGATGTTCCCGGCTGAGACTCAGACGGGTTCAACTTCAACGAGTAGAGTATCCACGACGGACTCTGGGCATCTCTTCGCGTCTCACAAGACGTTTCGGGGATGCTACAAAGGTTTCGTCACGCCGAACCCCAAAGAGTTTGGCACCTATACAGGTGACATTTGGGGAGCAACCACTGGTGGTCTAGTTAACCCTTCCGGTTATGTTTTCGGTTTTCCAACCGTCACTACCGGTCGTCTAACTGTGTCTAACACAGATCGACAAGGGATGGCCAACAGTTACTTTGCTGCTACGGCCCCTGACAGGAACGTGGGGTCACTAGCTGTAACTCTTATTGAGTTACTGCGTGGTGACATTCCATCGGTCCTGAAGAACTTCCGTGAGATGATGGCAGGGTACAAATCCATTCGCAATGCGCTTGGATCTGATTACCTCAACATCGTCTTCGGATGGACTCCACTGATACAGGAATATGCCAACGTCATTAAAGTTGGTATGAACCTGGAGCGCGTCATTTACTACGAATCGTTCCGTAGAAAACGACGCTGGGATGGCCCGTCCTTCAACCAAAAGTTGGACGAGATACACCACATCAATTATATTGGTGCGGCGTATACAAACACTCAACGGTTCTCTGAACCGGGTGATGTGTTTGGCCCTTCTGGTGGTGCGACTATTCGCTATCAAGTGAATACCGAGATTAGTGAAAGTGAAAACTATCACTTCTCGTCGCGCTACACCGGTCTAGCGAAGGCTAGCCGGAAGGCAGAATCCCTCAGTGATCAGGCATCGGATGTCTTCAAGAGATTGGGACTGGTCGATGACCCACAATTGTTGTGGGATCTTCTACCATACTCCTGGTTGGTTGATTGGTTCACCACTATGGGTGACTCGATCGCTAACGCAAACACCTATGCTCCCCATGCTGGGAAGTACAGTGTTGATTACGCCTATTTGACGACTCAACGTGTGCAGAAAGTTGACTCAGCCGTAGTACGGCCTGAGGAAATCTCTCCACAAATCAAGTCGATCACTCTGAGTGTCCCCAAATCCTTTGGGTACAGCACAACGAGATGGCGTGATCGAGCCACTCCTTTCGGGTTTGGCACGCAGATGGCTAGCTTGTCTGCTAGTCAATTTGCGATCCTGACGAGCCTTGGTTTAGCCAAGACCCGTTGATCACAACTGAATACCAATTGAACAACAATTCAACATGGACAGGAGTCCAAGATGGCATACAACGACCCTCAGGCAGTCACCGTTGACGGTACGGCTTACTCGCTTCCGCGAGTGATCACCGGTACTACCGTCGGTAAGTTTGTGTCCGCTGATGCGAACAAGGAACTTACCATCGATCCGCGTGGCACGGCTAAGCGCCGTCGCAACGTGGCCCGCTTCTACTCGAAGCGGCTGGCTATCGATCCGCTTGGATCGGGCCTGTCGACTCAGGTGCAGAGTATGGTGTCGCTCACGATTGATCGACCCAACTCCGGAGTCACTGACGCTGATATCGAGAAGGATCTTCTCGGTTTCCTCGCCTGGCTCACTGCTAACACCAACGCCAACCTCAAGAAGCTGGTTGTTGGCGAGAACTGATGACTGACACGATCCTTATCATGTCGATCATTACCCTGACGGGTCTCACCGGTATTTGTATCGGCGGGATGGTCGGGGCGGTTCTCTCTAAGAGTCGCGCGTAAGCGCTTCTCTGTTGTCCCATCTTGGCTTGGAACTACTAGCCCTTTGAAAGGGGGCAGAGTTGAAAAGCCAAGTAATCCTCCTTGAGCACCTCCTGCAAGACGCAGGAAGTGCTCTGGGGTTCAGTGCAAAGAGAGACATTGAGACTCTCTGGGAGAGATACGACAAGGAAGGTTTACCTTTCTTGACGATCACACTGCCACGCCTCGATGACCTGCTTGTTGCAGGGCTTCGGGACGGACAACTCCCTTCGTACGAAGGGTGGTTGTCGCGGTGTGCCTACCCTGAATTCCTTCGTGGAATTTGGGGTTTGATCTTCTCCAGGGATGGAGCATTGCTCTCCAACCCCAGCATACCGGCAATTCGCTGGCTTCGTCAGATCTCACGTCTTCATAAGAAGATTTTCGAGGTTTGCGAGCCTGAGCGTGTTGAGGCCGAAATTTCTCAGTTCAAGACTACAGACTCAAGTCTGCCATCGAGAGCTGAAATTCGTTCCTCAATCGACCCGTATGCCCGAAAAGTTGCCCAACTGTTGTTTGGCAAACTGATCGGTGAGGCCCTTGCGACCGTCGGAGACGGCAAGCATGGGCCCGGTGCTGTATCCGAACACTTCGGTGTTAATGAGAGATGGGGTTTCGACTCCATCTCTTACAACATCGAAGCGCTGGTGGGACCTGAGTATTTTCGATCCTCATGGATCGATCTGCTCGAGCGGCCCCCCTCCATTCAGGAGGTACCTGCTAGACTGATTGCAGTCCCAAAGACTGCTGTTAAGCCGCGTTTGATTTCAATCGAACCGGCTTATAATCAGTTTGTTCAGCAGGCGCTTCAGCTTCGTCTAAAAGACTTGCTGGAGCGTGGTGATTTTGCGTGTTCTTACACGTATCAGCACCATAACCAGAGGATGGCCCTTCAAGGGTCGATTGATGGCAAGATTGCCACAATCGACCTTTCCGAGGCCTCGGACCGTGTTAGCTTGGCACTTGTAGAGGAGCTCTTCGGGTTTAACCCGTCGTTCATCCGCTACTTGAAGCTTTCGCGTTCACGGTTCGTACAGACCGAGGATGACGATCTTATTCTTCTGAATAAGTTCGCGTCCATGGGGTCCGCATTGACATTCCCTGTGGAATCGATGGTCTTCATGACTCTCGTTGTCACAGTTCTATGTCGTATGCGGGGCGACTTTTCTGAGCGGACTATCAAGTCCTATCGGAAAAGATCGGGTACACTGAGCATCTATGGAGATGATATTATCATTCCCGTAGATGCCTACCCCAACGTGGTGCAGTCACTGACTTCCCTTGGGATGAAAGTGAATGATTCAAAGAGTTTCTCCAAGGGAGAATTCAGAGAATCCTGTGGAGTTGACGCCTTCGCAGGTCGGGTTGTTACACCGGCCTACGCGCGCGCCTATCTACCTACATCACGGGCGGAGAGCAACTCACTCGTGAAAGCGAGTGCGCTGCGAAACCAGCTCTACAACATGTTCGGATATATCCGAACTGTTGCTCACCTGGATTCCTTGATTGGAAAACTGGTGAAATACCCCTCAATCCCTCACGGGATGGATGGTATTGGACGCTGGTCAGATGATCCTGATTATTCGTTCTGTCGATGGAATCCCACGCTGTACCGTCGAGAGTGGCGTTTGCCAACTCTCGTAGGTATCAAGCGTCGTGACCCTATTGACTCGTACTCAGCTCTTAACAAGAGCCTTCGTACTAGCCTGAACGAGGACCCAGAACATCTGATCTTCGCTGGTCGACCTATAGCGACCGAGATCCACTATAGGTGGTGTGCTGAGGTTTAATACCTCAGCACCCGAGGGCGAACGGTTCTGTGT